GAACCACGTTTTGGTAGTAGTGTCACAGAAGCCCCAGTACCAGTAAATCCTGTACCAGCGTCATTAATTTTTGGTCTAAAATCAATGACGTCTCTTAAAGAAATACCTTGAAAATTAGGAATTGCTCCATATTGAATTTCTGCAGTATAAGATTCTCTAGTAAAATAATCACCAGTGCCATGAGTAAAGTAATCGTATGTTACTTGAATTGGTGCTTCTGGTGGAGCATAAGAATTTTTAAGTATTAATCTTGCTTGATCATAGTGAGTAGATCTTTGTCCGTCATCCCAAATGAATCGATCTGAAATATCAATGTTAAATGTGGCACCTGGAGATGCAAATGTTCCAGATTTCATTTTCACTGAACCTAAACGATATCCGTCTGCATGTCCAAGTAACAACTCAGTAACTTGAGCAGTGGCTTTTGTTTCAAATGCTATTGTAGCACCGAACACTGGTGTTTTTGTTTTTTGAATTAAAGTTTTGTTAACAGCTGCAATAACAAAAACATTCGTTAATCCTGCGCTGACAGCAATTGACCCACCTGTTCCAGATGGAGAAGCAGTGGCAACGACAATTGCACCACCAGATCCAGAGTTAGTGTCAATAACTGTATAATTATCTTGATCTGCAGCAGATGCATATGTTCCAGAAGTTAATGTAGGTAATGTAATTAAACCAGCAGATGCATCTGCTGTGAATGACTGGTATACAGTATAAGCCGTATCACTCACACTTTTAATTGCAAAATAAGGGAATGGAAATATTAAAGCAGTATTTTCTGGTTCTAAGAGTTGTGTTCCAACTCTGTCAATGGTAACACCAGTAACAGTTGCATTAGCATCAATAGTTAAAGAGATCTGAGAAGCAATAGCAGTCACTCTACGAAGAGCAGTGCCCAAGAAAATATAATCACCAACCTTAAGATCAGTTTGGAAAGAAGTACCAGTACCAGTCACAGTAGTTGAAGTTGATGCAGTTGCAGAACCAATTAAACGAACCAGTGTTCCAGAACCAACTGCTGTAGTACCTTCAACATCTGCGCTAAAGTTTAAATTAGCATCATTACTAGATCCAACATGAAAAACAGATTTAACATCTCTGTTAAAGTCATATCCAGCTGCCATCTCAACATTAAACAAACCTAATTTGTAGATAGCAGTTTGTGCACCAATCGTTCCATTATGATATTCCATAAGGCGAACACGAGCAGTACCAACTACAGTTCCACCAGAAGGAATCGTTCCAACTGATGATGTAACTCTGTCATAAAGACTAACTTGTGTCATAGTGCTAATTCCTGGAGCACCATTTATATTAGTTACTAAAATAAAGTTTCCAACTGTGGTAGGAATAACTGCATTGTCAACTGCAACAAAATCTCTGGCTTTTTGTATTGTTACAAATTCAGTAGATGGTTTTTCAATCTCATACCCTTGAACGTATGCTTTTCCTGGTTCCAGACCAATTGCTAATTGTGCTTCGTTAGCTTCTTGTGTGGCTTGACTTTCTGAAGTACTTGGAGTATAAACACCACGATTATAATATGGTCTTTCATTATATTCCCATTGAATACCTGATGTACCAACACCCTCAACAGCAGCATCGTTGACAAGACCAGCAGTATGAGTTGGTGGAGTGTTGCTAGAAGAAGTTCCATTACTTCTTGCTACATATGTATTTCCACTATTTGTTACAACATCACCATTTATATAAACATAACCTGCTACCAATGCACCACGATCATTATTTCTATATTCACGAACATCAATTTCAAAATTCTTAACTGTATAATCACCAGATTCATCATATGTTCTAGAAGCAAATTCTTTTTCAATAATAGAGTATTGTGTTGTATTAACTAATTTTTGAGTTTTGCCGCCACCAACTCTAATCAATTCAATAAAATTTGAGTCTTCTACACTGTTTAATGCTAATTTAGTTAATACAGCGTCGATATAATAACGATGTGCACCTGGAGCAGCATAATTAAATGAATTTTGTGCATTATCGTAAAGTGTTTCGTCGTCTTCAGAAGTGATAATTTCTTCAGTTGTGGCTAAACCAATTCTATAAGAAGGTTCATTTGTAAATTTATCGAGGATAATTGTTTGTTCTGGAACAAGAACAAAGTGTCCTTTAATATAGTAAACACCTTGCTGAATAGTTGAAATAGATCCAGTTCCGACAGAAGAAGATGCTGCAGCTTGAACTGTGTATGTACCTGCAGCAACAACAGTTCCTGCAGAATTAGTTCCTGCGAGATTAGTTAAACTATTTCCATCAGAAAATGTTTTAGTGGTGTTGTTATCACCAGAATTTATATAACGAATGTATAATGCTGCTGGATCAGCACCAGAGGCTGTAGTAGAGTGAATAACTTGGGCTTGAACACCAGCTGAGTTTTCAACAATTAAACCAACGAGGTTTTGAATGGCACCACTCGTTGAGGTTAATTTAACATATTTAATTTTAGTATCAATACCAATGGCACCTGGAATAACCATAGAGCCTTCTTTAAATACATGATCACCAAAACGAGAAATTTGATTTTGCAGAATAGTCTGCATCTGAGTTAACTCTCGTGCTTGGACAGCAAATCCTGGGCGATAAAGAATTCTTAAGAATCTTTTTGATTCGTTAAAATCGTCGTAATACGGTTCGGTGTTAAAATCGATGGCCATTCTTAATTCTCTTTGGTTGTTTCTAATCTATTTATGTTAGAATCTGATAACTGTTCGTAAGGTAATTGCTTCTTCGGATGAAGGAGTAAATCCAGATTTATTATCAATAAACATTAACTGACCAGAATATTTATCTATAGTTGGATTACCCACTACACTAGCAGTAAAAGTATTAGTAGCAGCGTTTGTAAAAACATCATTAACTGTAGGGATGTCATTGTCTAGTGATTGTAATAATGCACTAGTTGCAGAAGAAGCAACTACACGATATCTTCTATTAAAATTAACTCCGCCAATAGTTCTTGCTACAGTAACATTAGTATCTTTTGGGAAGTGAGTGGTATTTATTGCTGCTTGAATAATAAAACATCCAGAACCAACAGTTCCTTGAAATTTTTGATCTGAATTAAATTGATTTGGATTTTTAATAATACCCAACTGACGATAATCATTATTAACAGATACCCCCTGATTTAAGTCTGTGGATATATTGCTGTAAAATATTAATGTTCTGGCAAATAATTCGTTTGGAGCATTTTTACCATGACCACCAAATGGTGACATAATCGCTCTTAAATTAGCACCTACACCATTACCTGTTACAATAACATTAGCAAATGTATAATCTTGTCCTGGGTTTGTAATAGTAACTTTTGTTATTTTAGAACCACCACCAACACTTGTAGATAACCCACTTGATTCCACCACTGCAGTTGCACCAGTGCCATCTCCTTGAATTTGAATAGTTGCGGAACCATATCCATAACCACCAGAAATAATTTTAATAGCATTGATACTTCCAGGTACAGTTAAAAGTTCATTGTTTGCCTGAAGAGATTGAATAGTTCCAATATTGTGATCTGTAACTAACTGAGCGTTTTGACCATTTCCAGTAACTGTAATCGTTGAATTAGTATATCCAACTCCAGGATTTTCAATAATGGCACCAACAATTTGATTATTGTCTAGAACTGGAAGAAGTTTTGCGTTTGATTTTGCTGATGAAAAAGAGAATACTGCGTCAGCAGTTCCTACTCTACTTGCATCTGTAATAGTGATACTTGGTGCTACAGAATACCCAGCACCAAATCTACGAGTAACAGTTCCTGTTGCTGGTGCACCAACATAAGTTAGAGTCGCTCCGTCCGTAACTGAACCAGAAGTGTGTGATGGTGCAGTGCCAGAAGTTGTACCAGCACCAGTAACAGTGTATAATCTACCTGAAACAAAAACTTGATCATTAACTAAAACTGCAGTATTTGCTGTCCATGCAGTTCCAAATGTTACTGTTGGGTCACTGGTATAATTATCACCAGAATTAGAAACAATACAAAATACTACTGATCCGTCAATTAACTTAGAGGATGCAACAGCACCCGATCCACCACCACCAGAAAATGTTATTGCAGGAGCAGAAATATATCCAGAACCTGCACTGGTCATGGAAATTTCTCTAACTCCACCAAGTAGTGTAATACTAGAAATACTTTTGAAAGATGCTGTACCTGTTCCAGAACCCGCTCCAGTAGTAGTAAATGTTGCGCCAACAGCTGGTTGTCTAGTTATTGTGGTTGCAGATGAAACATATTGTGACGGACTAACTGTATATGTTCCATTCCCACCAGTTCCAGTTCCAAGAGCAGTAATAGTAGTGCCAGCTGTAATACCAGTTCCACTAATAGTGGCACCAACTGCAAGTGTTCCAGAAGATACCCCAGAGACTGTCAATGTAGTTCCAGCAGCACCAGCACCGTTACTAATAGTACCAGTAACTACTGCTGCAGCAGTGGCACCGATAGCAACAAAATTAGTAGTTCCAACAGAAACAATTGTATGTCTTACTCCAATACCAAACGAACCAGCTGTAACAGTTGTAGAAGTTGTGGTTGTAGTTCCTTTAACTCTAGTGCCAAGATACTTTAATGCTGCTGCATTATTTTGAACAGTTCCTCTTCTATGAGTAGGTTCACTGGCGGACATAGTTCCTGGAGTTACAACTTCGTAAAAATCAAAAACACTATTAAAAATTCTTTCTCCTAAAGAAACACTGGCATCAGAAATAAAAGCAGAAGCATTTGTAGTTGGATTTCCAAAAGTAACAGTTGGACTTGCATAACCATTACCACCAGAAGAAACTGAAACACTATTTAAAAATATTGGATCTTCTTCTCTGTATCCATCACCTGTAACTGATAGTGATGCAGTACTATAACCAGTTCCTTTGTTATTAATAATAATGCTATCCATGCTACCATTAGAATAAAATTGATTAGTAAGAGCAGAGACAACTGGCATCTGATCTGATAATAAAAATTTATTTCTTAAATTAATTGGAACATTATACATAAACTTCCATACATAACCATCTGTAGTTATGATTGGAGTAGTAGATGTTCCTGTTGGTTGTGTTGTTGATGCAGCATTGTTGTTATTATCAAGACATTTATATACATTAAAATCTTCTGTAACAACATAAAAGTTACATTCTTCAAGTTTTTGTTTACCAGAAGGTGCAATATTTACCACCGCCTGTAAAACAGCGCCAGTACCACCACCACCTGTAACAGTTACAGTCGGAACAGAAGTATATCCAGATCCTCTTGAAGTATTTGATATACCAATAGGCTCAATACCAGTAATTTTATCACTGTCTGTTACAATAGGATAAAATATAGCACCAGTTCCGCCACCACCTGTAATAGTAATAGTTGGTAGTGACGTGTAACCAGTTCCACCATTTACAATATTAATACCAAGAACCTCAGTTGAGTACTCGTCATCATACATATCGTAAACTGTACCTGTTGTCCAATTTATACGAGGAATAGCAAACGAAACATCAGATGATGTGATTGCCTTTAATGTAATAATGTCACTACGAACTGCTCTTTCATAAGCATAACTATCCACAGGATATGGCGGAGCGAGGTCATCACTCCACTGAAGTGTTTTACCAAGAAAATAGTAATAATTAGAATTTTTTTGAGTAACATCCTTAAAAATACCCTCTGCAAGACTTTTATGCAGGATAGTTTTAAGTATAGATGACGTAGTTGGCATTTTAGCAGAACCTTGAACTTAAATTAACTTACTGTCACAACCCATGTTATAGAAATAGTATCACCAGAACCTTTATTAACAGCTGAAAATACGGTACGGCAAAGCATAGTGCCAGCTGAAGCATCGTTAAAAATACCCGCCTCGGTCACTGCACCAGTTCCCTCTGTGCCAGCAAAAGTCGCTGAGTATGTAATAGCGTTATTGTTCAAAGTTTGCGAGGTGAATGTGTTACGAGTAACTCCAGTCAAAGCAGAAACTCCAGAACTGGTAAGTGATAGAGCTGTCTGTGCTGCATCAGCAGCCACTGCTCCTCCAGCACCGATAGCCATATGAGTCATTGTTGCCCCAATACCACTATTAGTCCCATGCATTTTAGCTGCAATATAGTTTTTACCAGCAGTAGTTATCACATTGGGTACTTCAAAATCTTGAGTTACGATTCCGAATTCATTAGTTTTAACGATGCGAACTTTACCAGTTGCTTTTAATTGTTCTGCAATTTTTTCTTTCATAAAATCTCCTTAGTTTATAACGTGTTTACGTGTTGAATGTAGTTTCTCTAGAACCTACAGAATATGTGTCTCCGAATTCGATATAATCTTCTCCATAATAAGAATTTAGCTGCACATAGCCAAGCGTTGTTGGTGCTGGACTTAATTGATCATTTAGTATTCTATTTAGGAGTTTAAGTGTAATAT